AGGTAATGGTCAACAACCCCCAGCAATGGGACCAGTTCAGTAGTTATATTGATTCACTAATTGATCAGCAGCATCGTACTATGGAGCAGACTGACAATGACAAGATTATGTATAGGTCGCAAGGTGCTATATATACATTACGTAGATTAAAGCTACTTAGAGATGAAGTATTAAAAAATGGCTGATGAAAAAGTAGGTACTAAAACAGGTAAGTCTACACAAGCTGGTAGAGATGTCTACAAGACAGAAGACGGTGAGAATGTTTCAGAAAAGTCTACGACATTTAAGTATAAAGGTCAGTGGATTAATGTACCAAGTATACATAACGGCTACCGATATGATGATGACACACTTCGTATAATGCTAGACGCTGAAGTTATTGAACCAACTAGTACCCACAAGAATGAGACTGACGCCGTTAAAGCTGCTGTCGAAAGAAGTAATAATTTAAAGTTTAATAAAGGTGGAACCCCAATGCAGAGACAAATGGAACTTTTTAGAGATGGTGGCCTTAAAGATGAGGGCGGCATGATAGACAAAGAGTCTGGCAACGAAGTACCTATTGGGGGAACTAAAGAAGGTGTACGTGATGACATTCCTGCTAATGTAAGCGAGGGTGAATTTGTCATGCCTGCAGACGTAGTACGGTATCACGGTTTAGATAAGATGATGCAGATACGGCAAGAAGCTAAGATGGGTTTAAAGAAGATGGAAGCTATGGGTCAGATGGGTAATTCTGATGAAGCAACTATGGATGACGATATGCCATTTGGTATGGCTGATCTTATTGTTGTAGGTGACAATGACGAACCTATGGAGTTTGCAGATGGTGGCTTTGTGCCATCTAGTAACTACGCTCCCGGTGGTTTAACTACTGGCGCTACAGGTTCTGGTCGAGTTGGTCAACCCGTGGATGTTGAACCTACCGCACCCGTAATCCCTGTTGATCAACCCGCTACACGTAGGCTTACACCTGAAGTTGCAACTGCACCTGCTACTAAGATTGACTTTAAAAAACTTATGGGTGAAGCAGCCATTGAATACAAAGAGTATCGCAATGCTGCAGGTGAGAGCATGATGATTTCCTTTATTGGTGGTCAACCTGCGTATCCTATCCCCGATGGCTACAGCTTGTACACAGGTGACGGTGCCGTAGGTAGTGGCACAGCAGGTGGTACTGCAGATGGTATTGCTTATGCAGCTAACACCGCTACTGCAGAATACCGTCAAAGTAACAATGACAACGATGATCCTTTTAAAGACATGCCAGTAGCTAAAGCAATTGATTGGGCAAGTTTATCTACAGAAGAATTAATGGCAGAGTCAGCTAAGCTTACTGGCATAGGTTCTACTATTGCTAAAGGTGCTATGGCATTCATGGGACCATTAGGAGCTATTGGTTATGCAATGATGCGTTACCAAGATAAAAAGGTAGCTCAAGAAATTGCTAACCGTATCGCTAAAGGTGGACTTACTGCCGCACAGTTAAAAACTTTGACAGCTGCACAAGAAAAATTAACTCCTAAAGGCTTTACAATTATTGGTAAAATAATGGAAGTTGTCGGAAACGCACTTGGTTATAGCAAGAATGAAATTGAAGCTACTAAAACAAAAACTAGTGTAATAGATAATAGTACTACAGAGAGTGCTGTATTACCACCCGTAATAAAAGATTTAATTACGGACCCTGCTAAAAACGCTGCTCTCGTAAATCCTTCTGCGGATAATATGAAGGCTGCTAACTTTACAGAAGAACAACGTATATTACTTTCACGTAACATACCTACCCTTACGGAAATAAATAAAAGCAATCTTTCCTCCGTGTTAACAGAAGACTTAGGTGCTGTAGGTGCAGAATTTGCTAAGTCACTACAGCAATCGTATACAGAGACAGATGCAGATGGAACAATTAAATCCGGCCCTGCGGATTACTTAGACAACTTACGGGAAGGCATTTCTACGCTTACACCTATTGGAGAAACACTAGCACAAGCTCCCGCTAGAACATTTAGAGACATGTCTCAAACGGAAGCTGCTTTTGGTCCTGCATCTGTATTACCACAATCCTTTGAGTCTTTAGAGGGACAGTATAGTACTACACCTATTTCTGAGTCTACCCGATTAGCAGGCGATTTACCGGGTGAACTTGGCCCCGTTCAGTTTACATCTACTGCTAACATGCCGGATAGCGATACACAACCACAAAAATATGTAGCTCCTAAAAACTACGATGCCTTTGGCGATTCGTACTTTACTCCCGGTACAGCTAAGTTTATGGATGAAAGTAATGAACTGTTGTCAACTTCTGCTAATATGCGGCAAGCGGATAAAAACACCTCTATGGGTCGCAGAGGTATTTTAGAACCAGATGCTACCACTAATGTTACCTCGCAAGGCCCTGTAGTTCGTAGGGATTTGTTACCGGAAAGTGCGCCTGTTGTTCCCGCTGCTAAAGCAGACCTTAATGTAGTACCACCTAGCCCTGTATTGAACATAGACAATCGACCCTCTGGAGATAGTCGTGACTACCAAGGTGGTTCATATGGATATGGTCAAACAGGAGTTGCACCTGTTGCTACTGCACCTGTTGCTACTGCACCTGTTGCTACTAGTGACGTAGCTACGCAAACACAACAAGCGTTTAATGCACCTGCTTATACAGGGCAAGATTCTTTTAGTTTTCAACCACCTAACGTTAACGCAGAAATAACTCAAGCGTTCCCCAACACAGCAGGACCGGGAAATACATACGCAGGGTACATACCACAAACAGGTACAGGAAGCTACGATGAAGTGCCTACAAGTAACGAAATAGCAACTAGACGGGCTTCTGATTTGTATAAAGCAAACCAAGCAGCGGATGCTATTGCTACAGCAAAAGACCCACGTAAACTAGGTGGATCAGAAGGTTATGGCCCGACACCTACAGCACAAACATTTAGCCAAGCCTTTGCAGCAAATCGTGCAGCAGGTGCTAAAACGTTTGACTATAATGGTAAAAGCTACACTACACAAACTGCAGAAGAAGCTGCACCAAAGGGTAGTAACACATTCCTTCAATCTGCAAAAAATCTGCTTACTCCCGGTGATGGTAAAGAATACATCGACGGTAAACTTGTGGATAGCGGAAGTAGTAAATCTAAAACAAAGACTACTCCAACAGCAAGTAAAAACGTTGCTACCTCAAATGTTGTTAATAAGACAAGTGCTCCTATAGCTAAGGCCAATCAGTCTACATTTGGAGATGCTGGCGCAGGTAATGTGTGGGCGGTACAACCGGGAACTAATGCAGTCACTAAAGTAAAGGCTACAAAAGTTGTAGGCTCACGTAGTAAAGAAGCTGTACAGGCAGAGATTAATGCATCCTATAAAGCAAACGGTGGCTGGACACCCGCAGTAGATAAACTTGTAAAAGAACGGGAAGTTGCTCAACCAGCACCCGTTGTAAGTAGTAACGATAACGATAGTGGAAATGATGGTGGCGGTGGTGGTAATGATACGCATTGTTGTACAGCTGCCGCAAAACGGGGTGACATGACCCTTACAGAAGTAAAAAAATTACGTGCTTGGCACAGAAATAAAGATGTTTTTTGGCAAGAAGGGTACGATGTTTGGGGCAAGATTGTTGCAGATCACTTAGTTGCAAAATATAAATGGTCATCTGATCGTGTTAGGGACTTTTACTATCATAAAATTTATGGTAAACTAACTATAGGTTCCGTATGTGCAGACATAGTTATATATCCTATGTCTTATGCTATAGGTATGTATCTACATGCAGTAAACAAGCTAACGTCAATAAAATTTTTTAAGGAAACATAATGGAAGAAGAAACATACACATTCGGAGATTACTTTAATGAAGTTCAAGGCCGTGCTGCTGCTTTATCAGAGGAAGAAAAAACTACATTAAGTTCCTTGCAAACATCTCCTCAAGGTGTTATACTAGCAAAAGTATTAGGTCCAGACTTGACAATGCTTAGTTCAATGCTTACACCTACACCCAAGCGTGGTTTAGCGGCACGTAGATAATCCGCTATATTTGACTGGCTACCCATCCCCCTGACAACACACTAGGCTACGGCGGCCCCAGTAAGAGAGAATAAAATGAACGATACTATTATGGCAGAAGAAATGCAAGCCCCTACTAAGGTAGCCTTTGCAAATCGTAAATACTCCAATGAAGATAAGCGTAAGAATGAAGAAGAAGAACTAGAAAAACTTATTGCGGAACAAAGTGGCGAAGCTCCTGAACAGGAAGATGAACCAGTAAGCGCAGAAGATAAAAGCTTTAAGAAACGTTATGGTGATCTTCGCCGCCACATGCAAGATAAAGAAAAAGATTGGGATGACAAGTTTACAAAACTACAACGTCAACTAGAACAATCTACTAAGCAAGAAATTAAGTTACCTAAATCAGATGAAGACATTGACGCTTGGGCTAAACAGTATCCTGACGTAGCTGCAATTGTAGAAACTATTGCAATTAAGAAAGCACGTGAGCAATCCGCAGGTTTTGAAGACCGTGTAAAAGAGATTGATGAAATGCGAGCTACCGCATCTCGTGAAAAAGCTGAGTCCGAATTGATGAAAGCTCACCCTGACTTTGGTGACATTCGTGACAGTGATGAGTTCCATGAGTGGGCAGACGAACAGCCTAAGTGGATACAAGATGCCCTGTATGAAAATGATAATGATTCCCGTTCCGCTGCACGTGCAATTGATTTGTACAAAGCTGACATGGGTATTAAAACAAAGAAGAGTGCAAGCCCTAAAGACGCTGCACGTTCAGTGAATAGTCGTAATAATCGTAGTGCGCCTGACACATCAGATGCCTCTGGTACTTTTAAAGAATCACAGGTAAACAAAATGTCAGCGCAACAGTATGAGAAAGCTTCCGATGCAATCATGGAATCTATACGTACTGGCAAGTTTATTTACGATATGTCTGGTAATGCTAGATAAACCTATTGACATATAAAATATATATGATATAACTATATGTACAATGTAGTGGTGCGGCCCCTATATAGGACTACCCGCACTACGACTAACTATACTTTCCCGCAAACAACAATAACGCTTTCGGACAACCTAATGTCTCATGGCCCGTTATACTAGAAGGTAGGCCAACTTTCTTGTTAACGCACCCTAGTAGTAATTAGCCTCTGTATAAGTCATTAGTCGTTTGCATCTGTATCTAATGCTAGGAGAATTAATATGGCATTCGGAACCGCTGCTGGTTATGGCAATTTACCAAACGGTAATTTCTCACCAGTCATTTATAGCAAACAGGTGCAACTTGCATTCCGCAAAGCATCTATAAGTGAAGCTATCACTAACTCTGATTATTTTGGCGAAATCGCCAATATGGGTGACTCAGTTAAAATCATTAAAGAACCTGAGATCACTGTACAAGCATACACTCGTGGTACAACTATTACGCCACAAGACTTGGACGATGAAGATTTTTCATTGACAATCGACAAAGCTAACTATTTTGCTTTCAAGGTTGACGACATTGAGGAAGCCCACAGTCACGTAAATTTCCAAAGCCTTGCTTCGGATCGTGCTGCTTATCGTCTGGCTGATCAGTTTGACCAAGATGTTCTTGGTTATCTGACAGGCTTTAAACAGTCTGCAACCCACGGCTCACCTGATACCGTTAACACTACTACTAATGGTACAGTTGCAGTTTCAACTGCAGGTACTGACGAATTGTTGTCCTCAATGAAAATTACTGCTGGCAACTTTGGTGGTACTGCTGGTGAAGCTCTTGCTCTTGCCGCACGTACTGGTGGAGCTACAGACGCTACACCTGCCGCTGGTGACACTTTCCCACTGACAGTTATCGCACGTATGTCTCGTCTTCTTGACCAGCAAAACGTAGATACACAAGGTCGTTGGTTGGTAGTCGATCCAGTATTCATGGAACTTTTGAAGGACGAAGATTCTCGTCTGTTCAATGCTGACTTCGGTGGTTCTGGTCTTCAGAACGGTCAAGTTGGAATGAACATTCATGGTTTCCGTGTATTCCAATCTAACAACTTGCCAACAGTTGGTACAGGTCCGTCCTTCACAGGTACGAACTCTACTACTAACTATGGTATGATTGTTGCGGGACACGATTCAGCTGTTGCAACTGCCGAGCAGATCAACAAGACTGAAACATATCGTGATCCAGATTCATTCTCCGACATCGTTCGTGGTATGCATCTATACGGTCGCAAGATTCTTCGTCCAGAAGCTCTTGTGAACGCTAAGTACCATTTGGCATAAGGGAGAATAGAAAATGGCTACTGTTACAACACTATTGTTACCTGCACATGGCTCTACCAAACGTGGTCGTGCTCCGTACATGGTACAAAAAACTATTGATCTTACTGCACAGGCAATTTCCTGTGGTGGTGGTGACGTAGTACAATGCTTAACCATTCCTGCTAATACACGTGTATTACACGCAGGTGTTTGTGTTGTTGCATCTGCAACTCAGAACACAGGCACAGACGCAACTGTTACACTTGGTGCAGCAGATGCTGATGAGTTTGTTACAGCGTTTGACATTGACGGTGCGGCTGATGGTGCGTATGCTCCTTCTGCTACACCTGCAGCTGACGTTACACTTGCCGCTGCAGATACGTTGGACCTTACCTTTGCAGGTACAGGTACAACATTTACTGCAGGTAAACTTCGTGTTTATGCTGTAATGATGGACGTTAGTGATCAACGTGATGCCGCTCCTGCGGAAGTAGATCGTGACGCACTTGCGTAAATAACTAGTTAGTGGGGCTGCTTCGGTGGCCCCTCTAGCACATAAACTATTTTTTAGGATGTACAATGGCTACGTATCTTGAGTTAACAAATGAACTACTTCGTAGATTAAATGAAGTGCAAATGGACTCCTCTGAGTTTGACACGGTTAAGAACGTTCAGTCTTTAGCCAAGGATACCATTAACTCTTCTGTACGAGAAATCTTACAAGATGCACAAGAGTGGCCCTTTACTTTAATTACTTACGAACAAGACCTTTCATCTGGCACAGGAACGTATGCTTTCCCTGCGGATTTTTCAAAGGCAGACTGGGATACTTTCTATCTCACTACAACAAACAACGCAACACCTAGATTGCTTTCAGCTTTATCCTACGAAGACTATATAAAGAATTACCGTCCTGAAAATGATGAAGCTGGCACAGGTGGCTACGATAAACCAATTAATGTTTACAAGACGCAAGAAGATAAGTTTGGTGTTACCCCCGTCCCTGACGCTGCATACAAAATAGAATACCGTTACTGGAAATTCCCTGCGGATTTAGCCAGTGGTGATGACGTTTGTATTATTCCCGATAGATTTAAACATGTAGTACTTGACGGTGCTATGATGTACATGATGCACTTCCGGTCCAATGAACAGTCGGCACAAATACATGCAGCTAAGTTTGCAGACGGTGTTAATATTATGCGTAGGCTTATTGTTGATAGCAAAGACTATCTAACGTCTACCTACATACCAAGCATGAAGCACAAAACATTTAACTCTAGGACATTCTAAATGGCTGATAAGCTAAGTACCTTTGTGTCTGTCTGTGCAGGTGGGCTTGTAACTAACGTTGATCCGTTGACGCAAGCTTCTCAGTTAGCTGGTAGTGCAACCCGAATGATTAACTATGAACCCTCTCTTGTTGGAGGGTATCGGCGCATTAGCGGGTATACAAATTCTTACGGTACGGTTACGGGTACAGGCGCTGTACTAGGCGTCCACGTAAATGGTAATCTAAATGATGGTATCTTTGCTTGTCGTAAGCCTAGCTCTGGATACAACTACTTACATAGGTGGAATCCTGCAGGTAATGGTAGCTGGGTCGCTATAACCACGGCTGGTAGTCCTACCATGACTAACGTAAGTAAAGTAAGATTTATTGACTACAACTGGTCGGGCGAGGTCTTGCTTCTTACCGATGGTATTAACCCTGCCGCTACATACAATGGTACTACGTATACACAAATTACTCACGCTAATGCTCCCGATGACCCTAAGTATGCAGAAGAGTTTTCTTCACACATATTCCTTGCTGGTGACTCTACAGAGCCGTATAACTTGTATTTCAGTGCTCCGTTAAATGCAGTAGACTTTGCGCCGGGAAATGGTGCGGGTGTTATTAACGTAGGCTACAATATTACGGCAATTAAAAAGTTCCGTAACCAACTGTACATCTTTGGCGCACACAGTATTAAACGATTAATAGGCAACAACACATCTAACTTTACGTTGGAAAACGTTACTGCTAATCTAGGTTGCCTTGCACCGGACTCTGTAGTAGAATTTGGTGGTAACTTGTTATTCTTGGGGCCAGATGGCATTCGTCCTATTTCTGGTACTGACCGGATTGGTGACGTTGAGATTTCTCCTATCTCTAAAGAAATTCAATCTATCTTTGATACATACTACTTGACAGAAGATATTATTAATGTAAGTATTGTTATAATCCAAAAGAAATCACAGTTTAGATTTTTCTTTAAAAACGATAGCTCCCTTTCTTTGATTGGAGCGTTACGTAGAACACAAGATGGTAAAAGTGTTTTCGAGTACAGTCAGCTTATTGGTATCGAAGCTAACTGCGTATCTAGCGGTTACATTGGACAGTATGAATTTGTTCTTCATGGAGATGTTAGCGGCAAAGTACACAGGCAGGAACAAGGTTCTTCTTTTGGTGGCAATGAAATTCTTAGCTTGTATCAGACTCCATACTTTTACATGGAAGACCCAGAGGTACGTAAGATAGTGTATAAGGTTAGTACGTACCTTAGATCAGAGGGTGCGACGGAGGTGTTTGTAGGTGTCAGCTACGACTACAATGACAACAACACACTGAACCCTACTTCATATGACTTTAGTACGGCAGGCAGTGCTTCCTTATTTGGTACTGCAATATACGGTGCCGCAGATTCTATTTATGATGGTAATCCATCACCCATTGCACTAAATAACATAGCAGGTTCCGGTAAATCTGTATCTATTAGTTACGTTACGAATAACACAAATGCAAGTCATACGATTCAGGCAATATCCCTGACGTATGGACTGGCTGACAGGAGATAATACTTTGGCGGGTTACACAAGACAATCTTCAGCGGATATTGTTCCTACGGGTACAGTAAGGGCTGCTCCAATTAATGCAGAATACAATGCGTTACGTGACGCCTTTGCTGCAGCTAGTGGACACAAACATGACGGTACAACTGCAGAAGGTGCCTACGTACCTTTGATTGGTGACGCAGATGCAAAGAATAAAGTAGCTGTAGACACTACCAATAATCGTGTTGGTGTGTTTGTTGAAGTATCTTCTGCTGCAGTAGAACAAGTACGCTTTCAAGATGGTGCAATTGTACCTGTAACTGATAGTGACATTGACTTAGGTAGTAGCTCAGTAGAGTTTAAAGATTTATTCCTAGACGGTACTGCCCACATCGATACTCTTGACGTAGATGTAAACGCTACTGTAGCTGGTACACTGGGTGTAACTGGTGTCACTACTCTGGGTACAGCTAACATTACTACAGCTACTATCGGTTCTGGTGATTTTAACTCTGGTACAATTGATAACGCAGTAATTGGTAACAGTACAGCAGCGGCAGGTTCGTTTACGTCCCTTGGTGCAACTGGTACTGCCACACTTGCAACTGTAGACATTGGCGCAGGTGCCATTGATGGTACTACTATTGGGGCTGCATCAGCTGCCCCTGCTACAGTTACTAACCTTACCGCTTCAGGCACATCAACCCTAGCAACTGTAGATATTAATGCAGGCGCTATAGACGGTACAATTATTGGTGCATCAGCTACCGCTGCAGGTGCCTTTACTACACTTGTAACATCTGGTCAGGGTACATTTGCTACCGTAGACATTAACGGTGGCGCAATTGATGGTGCCGTTATTGGTGGTAATGCAACTGCTGCAATCACTGGTACAACCATCACAGGCACAAGCCTTGTTGGGCCACTTACAGGTAACGTAGCTGGTAATGTCGAAGGCAATGTTGTTGGTAATATCACAGGCAACGTCACTGGTAATATTACTGCATCGTCTGGTACTTCTACACTTAATAACCTTACAGTCAACGGTACACTGGATGTTACAGGCACAACTATTGCCAACGTAACTGATCCGTCTAATGCACAAGATGCAGCCACAAAAAATTACGTGGACACAGAAGTAGCTGCTCTTGTAGACAGTTCTCCCGCAGCACTTAACACATTAAACGAATTAGCTGCAGCTATCAATGACGATGCTTCCTTCAGTACTACAATTACAAACAGTATTGCTACTAAACTACCCCTAGCTGGTGGCACCATGTCGGGTGCTATTGCTATGGGTACAAGCAAGATCACTGGTCTTGGTAATCCAACTGCGGATCAAGATGCCGTTACTAAAGCATACGTCACGGCTACGTCTTTGCCTTTGGCTGGTGGTGCTATGACAGGCGCTGTAGTTATGGGCAGCAATAAGATTACTGGCACATACACACCTTCTGTAAATGCTGACCTCACAACTAAAGTATACGTAGATGGTATCCTAGGGTCAGCTACCGCTGCAGCTTCTAGTGCTACAGCAGCCGCTAACAGTGCTACTGCCGCTGCGACATCTAATACAAATTCAGGTAACTCAGCTTCTGCTGCCGCCTCAAGCGCCACGGCTGCTGCCGCATCATACGACTCCTTTGATGATAGATACCTTGGCGCTAAGTCTTCTGCACCTACAGTAGACAATGATGGTGCTGCCCTTATTATTGGTGCTTTGTACTTTAACAGCACAACTAATATTATGTACGTCTACAGTTCAGGTGGCTGGCAAGCTGCTGGCTCATCAGTTAATGGTACATCAGATCGTGTTACTTATACTGCTACAGCAGGACAAACTGTCTTTGCTGCAACATACGATGCTGGCTACATAGATGTGTACCTTAACGGTGTAAAACTAGCACCTGCTGACTTCACTGCTACCAACGGTACAAGTGTAACACTTGCTTCAGGTGCTGCGGTAAATGACATAGTAGACCTCGTAGCTTACGGTACATTCGTACTAGCTGATCACTACACTGAAGCACAGTCTGATGCACGGTTTGTGAATATAGCTGGCGATACCATGACTGGCAACCTGTCTTTCGGTGACAACGACAAGGCCATCTTCGGCGCTGGCAGTGATTTGCAGATTTACCACGATGGCAGTATGAGTATTATTTCGGATTCAGGTACAGGTCAGTTAAGACTTGATTCTACTACTGGTTTAGGGGTTTGGATTACTTCTGGCAGTGGTGCTGAAGCAATGGCAAAATTTAAAAATGATGGTGCTGTTGAGCTTTATTACAACGATGCCTCTAAATTTGCCACCACAGCCACAGGCATTGACGTAACAGGCACAATTACGGCTGATGGGCTGACTGTGGATACTACAACCCCCTTTATGTCTTTTAAGGAGTCTGGCGCAACTAAACTTTTTATTGGTGAAAGTAGTGCAGTTGGTGGTGGTGCAGGTTATTATGATTTTTATGCTGTTGCAGGTTTAGGACAAAGGTTTTTTACAAACGCAGCAGAAGCCATGCGCATCACAAGCGCAGGCAACGTGGGCATTGGGACGAGTTCGCCAACAGGTAAATTGTCCGTGTCTGATCCAACCTATTTATCAAACACCGCTACTCTTGGCAGTTCAATTACACTTAACTCAGAAAACACTGCATCTTGGTTAGGTACAAGAGAGCTTATTTCGTTTGAAAGCGTAGGCAACGGTGCAGATCATAGGACAGGAACACTGTCTCTTAAACTTAAAAAAGGTGCATCTGATGCTACGTTGACTGAATATATGCAGATCAATGCTGTATCAAATTACACTACGTTTAGCACAGCAGCCACAGAACGTATGCGCATCGACTCGTCAGGCAATGTGGGCATTGGGACGAGTACGCCAGAGAATAAACTCCACATTTTCGCAGGAGAATCAGGCGGTGCGGCATCATTAGGTCTAGTAACGATTGAAGATGACACCCACGCTTATTTGCAATTCCTCACGCCTTCTACAAAAGAACAAGGTGTTTTATTTGGGGATTCAGACAATAACGTAGGCGGCCTAACATACTCCCACGTTACTGATGCTCTAATGTTTACCGCCAACGCCTCAGAACGTATGCGCATCGACTCGTCAGGCAACCTGCTTGTGGGTAAGACGAGTTCAAGCACTACAACGGCGGGTAACGAGTTAAGAGCGGGTGGCCTAGCTGCATTTACAAGGTCAGGTTCTTACTCACTAAACCTCAACCGATTAGCTTCTGATGGCGACATTGCAGTGTTCCAAAAAGATGGCACCACGGTGGGGAGTATTGGGGTTATTGCAACCGATGTTTTATATATTGCTAATCCCGATGGAACTGGAGTTGGCTTAAACTTTGATGGAGACAGTCCAAAGATTAATCCTTCGAATGGAACGGGGGCTGGAACAGATGCGGTTGCGGACTTAGGTAATCCATCTGGTCGCTTCAAAGACCTCTACCTCTCAGGCGGTGTTTACCTCGGCGGAACTGGGGCGGCTAATTTGTTGCAGGATTATGAGGAAGGCGATATTGACATTCAGAACCTGACTTTTACTACTTCTGGTAGTGCAACAACGAACACCAACTATCAGACATTAAGATACACAAAAGTAGGTCAGGTGGTTTCAATTACAGGAAATATATTCCTTGCTAGTGTAACCTCTCAAAACGGGGCTTTGAAAATACCACTTCCTTTTACAAACGGTACTGGCGAGAAGCATCGTACTTCTGGAGCAGTAGCTAACTTCCAAAGCAATGTACCTACATTGATAAAAATAGATGCTACTGCTTCTTTTGGTACACTAATTAATTCAGGAAGTTTTGGGATTGTATCTGTAGCAGCAGGACAAACTTACCTTGTAAATCTTACCTACAACACATAATCGCCCACTGCATAGCTTTGGGTTGGACAGTCCAACCATCATAGGAGATAAACAGATGGCACTATCAGAAAGCACTATCCAAGACAAAATAGAGATTTGTGGCGACTACAAGCACATCCAAGTGCGAACAGCCACGGTTATCAAACGTGACGATGTTGAGATTAGCCGTGCGTTCAGCCGCCATGTAGTTGCACCTAACGATGACATCACAGGTGAGAGTGCAGAGGTACAGGCCATTTGCGCTGCGGTACACACACAGGCAGTTAAGGACGCATACGCTGCTCACCTAGCTGCACAAGCTGCTGAATGAAAACCATACCTATAGATAAGCAAGCACACTTCTTAGCAGGGGCAGCAATAGCCTCTACAGTGTGCCTGTACTCTACACCCCTACTAGCCATCGTAGCTTGTGTCGTAGCTGCTGTAGGTAAGGAACTATATGACGCCACTGGGCGAGGTACACCAGATGTATGGGATGCCGTTGTAACAATCTTAGGTGGTACAGTTGTACTGCCATACATCTTATTAAGTTAGAGGAAACTGACGCATGACCAAAGCAAGAACATTAGCCGACTTTATATCAGATGGTAATCCATTAGCTGACGGTACTATTAGTGTCGCTGAAGTGTCAGGTGCTGCGCCATTGGCTAACCCTACGTTTACTGGTACAGTAACTTCTACTGGTGATATTGTTTTAGGTGACAACGACAAAGCCATCTTCGGCGCTGGCTCTGACCTACAGATTTACCATGATGGGTCTAATAGTTACATAAATGATGCTGGCACTGGCAGTCTTACTATAAAATCAAACACGCTTGTTATTGCTGATACAGATGGCGATAATATGTTGGTGGGCTTAGAGAATGGTGAGGCACGTCTATACAACAACGGCTCACAAAAACTAGCCACCACCGCCACCGGAATTG